AATTGGGGACAAATAATATCGTCACCATACACACTTACGTTATGCCATTCAGTCTTCGGCACACACGCCCTTACTATGGAGAGAAACATAAGAGATTCAAATTCGAAAATATAACCGTTACCCATCGATCCGAGCTTACTTAGCCGGATAATGAGTGGTTTATTATCAGATATGATTCTAGTATGGGTCACCCTAGCAATACTTAATAAATGGAACCACCTGCTTAAGCGCTTGCTTCTTGACATTACATTCATCACTATATCGTGAGAGATGGTATCAGAAGCGGCACTTAAGTCGATAGTAGCCAATTTATCAGTATAAGCTCTTTGCGCCATATCACGATTCCGATCTTGACCCTTCTGAAGGTCATTATCGGCTTTATTTAACCGTGATCTAATCGCAGCGCCGATTCCTAATTGCAACCAACCATTTAATTTTGGTTCGATGCATATAGGACGGCGTTTAAAAGAACTTTTGGGAACAGTAGTGAACGAGTTATAACACACAACACTATCCGATAGTTTAGAATTGACATACTCATAACATTGATCCTCCGATATGGGGGACCGAATATCATGCAGACAATTAGAAACTATCGAACGGTACCATTTTATGCCCATTAAGGGTTTAATAAAACGTACCAGGGAGGGTGTTAATGTAGGAAGATCGGAAAACTTATCCGATGGGACTCGTCCGGAAATCGGCTCATTGAGAGACGACCCGGGTCCAAAACGACAATTTGACAAAACTTCGTCAAAGGAAATATTTCCTAGAATATCATCCATTATCTGCGCAACTTCACTAATTCTAGTGATGTCGCGAGGTAATGTTTGAAACCTAATGTTGTTCTTCCTACAGAGTCGCTCGTTAATGAAAAAATCATCAACGCACTTCTGGTGCATAGAATCGACATCTGAAAGACAGGGAATAACAGTTCGTTTGAGAAAAGACGTGACTAAATAGTCGTGTCTAAAATCAATAAGCTGAGATTCGCTGTAGTCGGACGCTGTGATCGAGTAAGTAAGTAAACCATCATAGTTATTAGTATCTATTAGGTTTATAATTGCCTCGGAAACATTAGTTTTATGCGCACTGGCGAGAAGCCGAAGTGTTTTTATCTCTTTCATCTTAATACCTCCAAGAGAGTATATTGTAAGAAT